ATTGTAAATCTTCCATTGAACTCATCCAAATCACCATTATCAACAAATCTATAATCATCTACAAAGAATCCCAATGGGAAAGTTGTTGAATTTGGTCTATTTGTAATATGAGAAATATTGGAAGTGTATCCAGATTCTACTAACTTAATACCACTTTGAATGTTCTCTGGATTCTTATAACCATAAGCACCATAAATTGGATTTCCATCATATGCCCATCCAATAATTGGAGAGTGGAAAGATCCATTATCACTAAATGCATTTCTAAGAGTTTGCCCATATCCAATTGCAGCATACTCAAGACCACGATCTGGAGTGGGTGTTACCACCTCACCACCATTATCGTTAATCTTAGCAAACTTATTGACAACCAAACGTCTCACGAAACCGTTCAGAATTGCCCCAGAACCGACGGAAACTGCTTTAATGGTGGTTGTATCCTTATCGTAGTTTAAACCCTGTCCTAGGACGACTACGGAGGTTACAATACCAGCACTATTAATCAGTGCTCTAAGTCTTGCACCAGATCCTGTTGTTGCCAATCCAACTGGATTAGAGTTTACAATTAATTCTGGTGGAGAGGTATATCCAGAACCACCGTTCAAAACAAAGACATCAGTAATTCTTCCATTAAGGATTACAGGTCTGACTTCAGCATTTTTTCCACTCTCAACACGAATTTCTGGTGTTCTTTGGAAATTGAGAATTTCAGAACCATAATCAGTTCCTGCATTGTACAAGTATGCATCAACAATAGGACCTCTTACAACTGGAGTAGCAGTGAAAGTACCTTCTGTCTGCTGTGTTGTTACTGCCTTAATTGTTACGGTAATTTCTGGATACTTGAAAATATGACTTCCGACACCAACAGTTTGTAACTTGGTAAATTTACCTCTATTGAAATCAGAAAGGTTAGTTCCACCTACACCAGCATTTGCAAGTCTAAATTCATTATTAGAAACAGTCAATACCTTGTACTGGACTGTAGTAGAAAGACCAGAGACAGCAGTATCAAAGAATTCGTATTCTACAAAATCCCCATTAGTAAAGTTATGGTTATTGAAAATAATAGTATCATTTGCTGTATTGATACCTGTTGACTGAACAATGAGTTTTCTATTAGAATATCCTTGTCCAGGGTTAAGGATATTAATACTATCAATCTTTAGCTTCTTATTAGTAGTTCTGAACTTCATCAGTCCAGCATTATTCTCAGTGGTAATGCCAATTGTATTAATACCTAACTGAGCATCCAGTTTTGTATTGTGGATTTGAATAGTGCTGCTATTGATAAACTTGGAATAGTAGATGTTTCCAGTTTGAAGAGTCAAACCTTGAATAGCATCATTATCAGTATTAGTAGCAATACCAAGACCAGAATTACCTAATGCGTTATAAACAATAGGATCACCAGTTTGGAAGTTGTGTTGAGTATCAAATGTAATAGTGTTTGCGGAAACATCAATACCACCACCTTCAGCAAGTGTATTCGCATTGAAGAACACTTCTCTGAATTCGGAAGCAAGAGTAGCAGTAGCACTCGCATCACTACCATTACCACCAGTGATATCAATAGTTAAAACTTCTTCAATATCAAAATTAACTGGGTCTACAAGAATCTTATCAAAAGAACCAGTTACTACTGGTTGCACTAACGCTGTTGTTCCAGTAGAAACAGGTGGATTATCAATAATTACTCTTGGTGGATTTGCTGCATCATAATTAGATCCACCACTAAAAACTTCAACTCTATTCAGAGGACCGTAAAATACGGAATCATCAACCTTATAGTTAACAATTTCAACACCATTGATCAACATTCCAGTTGATCCTGGTTGAGTAAGGTCTTTATTGCCAGATTTTAAATTTTGAGAGAGTGGGAACTTCTTAAGAAGTTTCTGCGGTTGAATTAAACTAGTCCTTTGTTCTGCCAGTGTAAAATTGTGTGGACCAAATCCAGTAGGATTAAACTTAACATACGATCCAACTGCAAGGAAAGATCTGGACAGTGCCAACTTAATTCTATTATTATTTGGTGCTGCCTCTACAAATACAAAGTAACTTCCTGTAGTAAGTCCTAAAATGGGAGAAATACCATCTGCTGGTTTGTAGAAAATCTCATCTCCAGTGACGAATGGGACAGCATTTTGGAAAGAAATTACATTATAAGAAAGTGTATCAGAATCATAATTCTGAATAGAACCACTTTCCGTAGATGCTACGGAAATTTGAGATTCCGTGGTTACTGGTCTGATTGTATATGATGGTAAAGAGTTAGATGTTACATATCCAAACTCATCTCTTTCAACATATGTGTTTAAAACATCAGTTGCAAGAATATTATTCCCCTCAGATAAAGAAGCACCAACACTTACTGCAGTATTAATTCTTTTTCTGATATCATAAAACCCATTGGCATTAATTGAAGAGTAGTCTCCAGAACCAAGAGTTACGGCATTATTTGTGAGGTTGATACTTACTACTTCAAGATTCTCTGCGGCAATAGTTTGACTGGATCTTTCTACAATATCTACAAAGTCACCAGATTTCAAACTAGATCTATCAATTGGTGATTGTAAATTAAAAGTTGATCCACTAAAAGAACTTACAAAATATCTTGCAGATGTATTATAAATCCAAGAATTGAAAAATATTTTTTTATATGACTGATCTTCTGCTTGATTAGATACTACTTGTCCCAGGTGCTTTACCGAGATAATCGAATCTTCTACAGCAGAGAAAATCTCACCATCATTTTCCAAATCACTTAAAACACCAGTAATGTTAAATGTGACTGGTTTGGTCAGATCATTATCTTCAAAAGCATATACTACAAGGTCCTGTAAGACCTCTGTTCTTGGTCCAATGGCATCTGTAATGCCAGAGCATCCTAAAAACTGTGTGACGGTCTTGTCGGTGTATGTGACGGTGTTTGTGCCTACTTTAAAGGACCCTGATTTAGGGAATCCGATTGTAGAATCGACTGTAATTACGGAATCACCAATATTATTTCCACTAATGGTGAAACTGCTTCCTGGTATTTGGAATTTGCCTTGAATTAAACTATCATCACCAAATCCAGTAAAGAGTGAAATTTTGTAATATGTTTGAACACCAATATTTTCTGTGGTTCCTCTTGTAAAAATTTCTACTTCAGAAATTGGTCCACTAGCAGCACCAATGCTGTTTAAAATTTGAGCATCTTGGAAAAGAGTAGTCCCTTGAATTTTTGCGGGATTACCACTAATAAGTTTAGCAACAATCACATCTCTACGGATATATTCCGCATAAGATGGTCTTGATAAAAACTGCTCAAGATCAATAACTTTAGATTCTACTCCATAGAGAACTTTTAAAAGAATTTTGATGGATTCTTCAGTTCCTTTTGCTTGATATAAACTTCTTGCTTCTTTGATAAAGTTGTTGACATCCAAATTTGGTGCCAAAGGAGTATTTTCTAAACCAGGAGTGTATAATTTCTTTAATTTGTTGTAAAATTCTTTTAAAAAGAGCGCACTAAGATTCTGAACACCTACACCACTTTCGTGAGATGCCGCTTCACTAGTAGAAAATACCAAATTTTCTGGATCATTAGTTGCATGATAAGAAGTGATTCCGCAAAAACCTCTTACGCACCCAGTGAAAGAGTTTGTCGTAATTCCAGTATATGTAATAATCTCATTATCGAGTTTAATGAGACCATATTCAGCAGGAAATCCTTTTGTGTTAGTTACAAAGATTTCTGATGATGTTGAACTTACACCAGCAGTGACAGTGGACATTCCAGAAATAACGTCTGGTGTCAACCTGTCTAGTTTGAGATAGAGATCTAAATTTTCAGCAATATCTACAGGACCACCAGGAAATTCCTGAGAAGTATAGTAAGCCTGCAGAAAATCAATCGTAAGTGGATTTTCGGAAATTACGAATTCAGGAAGTTGTTTGTCAACTACTTGCTGAATTTTTACTCTAGATTCAAAAACAGAACTGGTGTCTATCATTTTCTACTTAATTGTCCGTTGGTATAACTTGATGCTACGGGGAATCCGACACCCGAAATTTGTTCACCAGATGCAATGGTGTCTCTTGCCATATTTATGGTGCTATTCGAGATATCCAATTGCAAATACAAATCTTTAAGACCAATAACGTCGTTAGATTCTGGAATTGCTTGAATTTCAATTACATCGTCAGGTTTAACCGTAGATGTAATGTTTACGGTATTGATTAATATTTCACCTTTAACATAATCGACTGTTCCTGCTGCAGGAACAATCACAATAGGACCACTGTCAGATTCTTTTACAATGGCAATGGTTCCTGATTTCAGATCACTATTTGGAACATCGGTGAAATACAGAGTGTCACCAGAACCCTGAACAGTAAATCCAGTGCTCTTAATGTTGTATCCACTAGAAACTACGTGAAACTGATTACCAAAACACAACTCATACTGAGTGTATTGATTTAAAAGTGATTTTAAGTTTCTTCTTATGATTACTCTTGTAATGTTTGAGGTAATTGAATCGTTGGTTTCATCAATAACCTTAATTGCCCTACTATACTTAAATCTTCCACCAAAAGCATTCAACTCAACAGAATCAGAGTAACTATTGAGATTAGCAGTTACATCAGATTTTAATTGAAGTGGATTGCTCACCTTACTAGCATTATAATAGACAGTCGAATTCAATTCAACAAAAAGCATCTTAAGATCTTCAATTCTTTGATTAACACCAGCAACGGAATATTGCTTCAGTTGACTCAAAATTTGAGATTTGGTAAAATCAGACAAGAATGTACCATTTTTTGGTTTGATACTTAAAACTACCGTCCCAAATTCTGGTGGATCTAGTTCTTCACCACCAACAACAGAAACGGATTCGGTATCTGGGTAAATTCTCTGAACAATTGCCTCGTAATCCTTTGCAGTAACTGCTCTATACTGCGATGAATACAGTCTTGGAGCAAAGTACTTAATAGAGTCCAATTCTTCAATGTCAGACCCGTCTTTAGCAGGTTCTACGGTCGTTACAGCAACCGTATTTGATGGTAAGAAGGAAGCACCATTACTATTGCTTACAGAACCACTAAAGTTAAATACCCTTGGTCCATTTCCAGATGCACCATTGGTAATAATGTATGTTACATCAACTATTGCGTCATTTTCTAACTTTTTACCAAAAATCCCATCACCAAAAAGCAATTCGTATCTTTCATCCGCAACTTCTTGCAAAAGGAAGATCTCTGATTCGGAAGTAATGTTTAAAATATTTTCAACTTGCCTGTATTCTCTACCAACAGTTTCTTGAGGACCTTTTACAGTCACTCTAATGAGTGATGTATCAATTCCAGGATTGTCTAAAATAAATCTTTGGTCAACAGAACCATTAACCACAAAAGCATTCGTTACGTATGTACCTTCGTATACATCAACGTTGGTAAAACTAGCTCTTCTTGGACCACTTCCATCAGTAGCAGATCCAGTTAAAATAGCATTTGTAGTAATACTTTCTGGAACAGAGAAAACTACCGAACTATTGCTAGCAGAACCAATGCAAACTAATCCCGCATCCAAAGTTACCGTTGGACTGGTTCCCGTAAACTCAATATTAAAATTTACCCTTGCTCTAGATGATTTTCTTGATCTAGGGACATATCCAACATTTCTTGCTAAAGCAACAACATTCTCTCTAACGGTTGCAGAGTCAATAAATGACTCATTTACCACCATATTGGAGTTAAATGCCGTAATATAGGTATTATATGCTAACGTGTCAATTAGAACGGCAAAATTTGACCCCTCAAAGTCAAAATCCGTAAAATTGCTGTTGGATTTTAAGTAATTTTTGATAGATACCTTGATTTGATCAAAATCAAGATCTGTAAACTTAGTTAATGGCATTTATCTCGTTGCCTCAAGAATAAATGAGATTTGTGCGGGTGGTACATCTTGTCCAACAATGTCAAATACTACAGTAACTTCAAAATTATTGTCATCTGGACGTGGAATGACAGAAACGTTTAAATTATCAACTCTTGGTTCATAATTTTCTATGGTTTGCTCAATTTGACTACTAATAATTGATGCTGTACCATAATCACAGAATCCAAAAAGACTACTTCTTACTTCAGATCCTAAATCTGGGTTGAAGAACCGTTCTGTTGGAATAGTTTCTACCAAATTTCTGACAGATCTTGCAATTGCACGTTCA